CCCGCGCCTCGCGCGAATCCTCGCCGTACTCGTCAATGATCTGCTGGTAAACGCGCTGGTCCGTTCCTTCAACGCTGCGGGCATCTATCTGAATGTTCTTCCAGAAGTCCCGCTTGGCGTGGAAGCACTCGAAGAAATACCCTTCATTGCGCCGCGGGTTCGAGAACGCCAGCCAGTACCTGTCGAGAATGTTCTCCGTAAAAAACCCCGCGCCCACCGCCCAGATCGGATCCGGGATACCCGACGCCTCGTCGAATATCAACATCATCCCGTCCATGTTGTGCGTGCCGGCATACGCGTCCGGGTTCTCCTCGCTCCACAACCGGCCCTCGGCCGCCCAGTAACGGGTGCCTTTCTTCAAGTCCCGCTCAACGATCTGCGTGAGCCACTGCGCCGGCATGAGCTTCGTCGCGCTAATTTCCCACCAGTGCGAATTGATCAGCATCGCCGACCATTTTGTGAGCTCACCCCACGTCACGCCTCGCAGCTGCGCCTCGCTGTTCGCGCTGACCATCACCGTGCTGCCAATCCGCGTCGTAAGCATCCACAGAATCAGCCAACTCACCAGCGCCGACTTTCCGATCCCGCGCCCGCTGGAAACAGCCGCCCGCAGGGTGTCCATCTCCAACTGCCCACGATTCGCCGCGATGTGATCTCTCATCATCCGCAAAACCCGCCGCTGCCACCGCCGCGGCCCGTCAAACGCCGCCAACGGCGTGTTCGGCTGCCCCCACGGAAACGCCAGCAACACAAACGCCTCGGGGTCGTCCCGAATACGCGGCTCCCACAGGCGCGTCATCAACGCCTGTTCTTCGCCCGCGGTGTATATCGGCTTCTGCATCAGCGCGTTACCCCCGGCAACGGCCGCGGCGCCGCCCGCATCATCGTCGGCGCGCCCTGCAAATACACCTCCGCAGGCCTCGGCAACTGCATCGGCAACCCCGTTCTCGGATCGCGAATTACCCGCGCCGCCGACACGCCCTGCGGCATCACCGCCATCGCATTCGCCGTTCGCGGCACCCCGCCCATCATCGGGCCCAGCGCCATCAGCGCATTCATCACATTGCGCTCAACCTCGCCAGGAATCCGACCCTGCGCCGCCGGCCCCGCGCCACCACCCGGAATCACCCCAGGCATTCCCGGCGCTACGTTCGCTCCCTGCATCCCCCGCGCCCGGGGATTTATCGCCGACGGCGTTCCGCGCCGCACCAGCGCCTTGTCAGCATTCAGCAAATCCCGCAGCGTCTTATCAGCCCCAAACTGCCGCCGGAAATCCGCCAGCTCCTCCGCCGTCACCACCGACCGCCCGTTCACCACCGGCCTGTCGGGCCTCGGACCCGTGTACCGCGTGGCGTACATCGCAGCAGCGTCATCGTTCATCAAAGCGTTCGGCATACTCGTACTCCTTCGCCTGCGGCGCAAACCCAGCGGACGCAATACCGCCTTCCTGAGCCGGCGCGGCTATCTTACCAGCGCGTCGCTCCGACGGGGGCGGCGCCGCCGTTACTGCCGCAGTCCGTTCACCGGCAGCTAACACCACCGGAACGGCGGCGCCTATTCTTTCCACGGGTATCGCATCCTCCACCTCCACCGCCAACCCTCGCTGCAACCTCCCGTTCGCAGCCTCCAACGCCGCCACCACACTGATCTGCGAATTCACGTCCACCTGCACACTCTGCTTCGCCACCCAATCGTGCCGGTGCTTCAACACCTCCAACGCCACCTTCGCGTCCCCAGCCTGCGCCGCATCCATCAGCACGACCGCCAGGTCACCCTCAGCGTCAGCCCGGCCCTTCAACTCCGCCATCTCCGCCATCGGGTCCATGAGCTTCAGCCGCGCAAACTCTGCCGGCAGCAGCGAAGCCCTTAACGCCAAACTGTCGCCGCGCAATCCCAGCTTCGACGCCTGGTATATACGCTCCAACACATCAGGCGTGGCCTTCAGCTCTCTCGGCGCTAGGGGGAGGTCTCGGAACATGGGCGAGATATTACATGTGTTGCGGGAATGGTGTGGGGCGTGAGAAAAAAATTTTGGGCGGGGGCTTCATACACTTTGGCGCCTAACGCGGGCCCTGGCCGGGGGGTCTCCGCCGCACACCACCCCCTCCCCTCCGCACACTGATCATCAGCACACTGACGGTCCGGGCGCCCAGCTCCTGGCCCGGGCGAGCCGCTGCCGCAGGTCTCGGCGTGCCGCCGCAGTTACGTAACAAAGTTTCACGCTGCCCGCCAAGCGGCGCGCACGCGGCGCCATGCCGGCATCAGGTTCGGCTCGTCCTGGTCACCATCTACCGCAGTCCTGGTGCTCGGTGCGGCGCAGACTAGCGATCCTCCGGCGCGTGTTAATCGCGTCGCGTTACGCCTGCGCACACGTCACTGCGGCAGCGTTCAACCACTCGCGGACTGCGTGTGTCACTCGTGGCAGTCTGGGAATCGTTGCGAAAGCGCGCTTCCGTGGTAATTGTGTATAGCCGTGGCAATTGCCACAACATTGCGGTCCTAATTACGGTACAACTGACCCCAAATAGGAAGGATTACCACCACTACCACCCATAGGGAAAAACACGTTGCCACGGTCTCTGAACGGTCTGACCGCTCGGAGTGAGCTCCCGAACGTTTTTGCCACAAAATGCAGACTCCGTCAGTCTGACGGCAGAAAACGCCGATAGACGCGCCGACAGGCGTTATAGACCCGTCCCGCGTAAATAGTGCTCGCTCGCCGAACACGCAGCCCGTTATCTCTGCGAAAAACCCGTTGACACGCTACCAGACTGTGCTAGACTGCACTCAATGCAGCGCGAAGGGCGTGCGGCAGCCCCCGGGCGGACCGGCGCCGACAGAGTGCCGGCAGCCTGGCCGGCGACGGGGGAAGCCCCGATGACAGGCCCCGGCCGGCGTAAGAAAGCTGGCGTAACTTTGTAGGAGAAGACGATGACCCCGACGAAGACGACCCCGACGAAGCAGAGCTTGTACCGCACAGCCGAGATGCGGAACCACGTGCACACTGACGGCGGCACGGCCGACATTCCTGCCGGCGCATGCGTAGCCGTGCGCTACGCTGGCGCAGCGCGGCACCCTTGGTTGCGCACGATGATGGACCGCTACGCGGTCACGCACTGCGGCATCGAGCGTGGCATTTTCTGGGAGCGGGATCTGTGTCGGTTTGTGCTGTGATTATCTGCGGCTGATAACAACGGGTCTGCGGGCCCGGTAATAAGGAGATAGACGATGCACAACACCCCCCTCACCCCCGCCTGCGTGGCGTTTGCCGTCGCATTCGGCCTCGCCCTGGGCGCCCTGGTGGCGCTCGGGCTCTGACGCATCCGCCGAGCCCCCGCCGGGGGTTCTGGGATGCGCCACGGTGGCGCAGACACAGGAGTAGACGATGAACACGATCGAATGGACCCGCGTTAAGAACGACGTTAACGGGAATCCGCGGTGGGTCTGCCACTTCCTTGACCTTGAGCCCACGCACGACTACGCCAAGCCCCTGACCGAGCGCTACGCTGCCGTCGTGGCGGCAGCGCGCAAGCTCGGCGGACGCAAGTTCCACAACAAGCAGTTTGGCGGTGGCGTGGTGTTTCAAGCCTACGAGTGCCAGCTCGCCGATATCGCTCGGCGCGTATCGGCGCATATCGGCGCGTAATTACAGGCCTCACACAGGAGAACGACGATGACGACAACCTACGATCCCGCGTACTGGGAAGCCCTGCGCGCGAACCGTGGCAGCACGCCGACGCGCGTGGGCGCTGAACGCTGGTGGGACATGCTGGAGGTGATGTACCCCCGGAACTGGCGTACGACTGCAAACGACGATTACGAGCGGTTTGCGGTTGACGAACCCATGACGGCTGACCTGTATGTCTGGCTTGTGCGCATCGGTCAGCACGACACGCCCACCGTCGAATACTGGAAGATGATTGCCCCGGATGACAGCACGGACGCCGACCTGATGGCTCGGATTGACGCCGCTCGCAAGGTGCCGGCATGACCCCCGCGCCTGACACCCCCGCAGAGCCCCTACGCGGGCCGCTGTGGCCGTTTCCCGCGCAGCTGCTGGACTACCCCAGCCAGCCGCCCTGCGCGCGGCCTGTGGGCCGCGTAATCCCGCCGGCCGACGCTGAACCGGCGCTGTTTTGAGGAGTGACGAAGATGCAAATTCCGATTGACATCAATGCCGGCCCTTGGATTGTCCATCGCATGACAAGGCCGCAGCCTTATCCGTGGTCCGTGGTCCGGCAGATTTCGGAGTCGCACTGGGAAAGCCTGGTGGAGTGGCCGTCAATGATTCATTGCAGATATGCGACCGAAGAAGAAGCCGATGCGGCACGGAAATGGGCTATTGACTTTCGGAACGCTACAGGCCTGGAATTTGATTCTGAAGCGTCAAAGTACGCCGGAAACGAAGCGCTGTACACCTGGCATATGTACAGAGCGTGATTCGGGCCGCCACCAGTCAACCCTGACGCAAGGAACCCAAATGTCCGACCCTGTCAACCACCCGAAGCACTACAACGCACACCCGAGCGGTGTGGAGGCGATAGACATTGCTGAGCACATGAACTTTTGTGTAGGCAACGCCATTAAATACCTATGGCGTGCCGACCTCAAAAACGACGCTATCGAGGATCTGCGCAAGGCCGTGTGGTACATCGAGCGTGAGATCCAGCGGCGCGAGAAGCTGGCCGCCGTTCAATACCAGCCCCCGAACGCGCCAGACGTCGAGCAGTACACGAGGCAGCGGGAAGCCTTCTTCAACCGCATAAAGCGCAAACTGCGCGGGGACAAGGAATGAAAACCAAGATGCTCACCCTCGCCCGCCGCCTGTGGAACACGGGCAATCCCCGCCTAGACCGACGCAACCTGCTGGCATGGGTGCAGGCTCTGCGCCGCCTCGGCCCGCGCTGGCTGCTGGCGCAGCATGTGGAGCGCCGCCAATGATCGCCGCCTTGCTGGCTATCCTGGTGGCGCTTGCCGTCGCGCTCGCGCTAGATCTATAATCCCGACGCGTTGCATCGGAACGCGTCTCCTCCTGTGCCGGCTAGCCCCGGCTTGCGCCCCCGGATTGAGCAATCTCCGGGGGCTTTTTTTCACTCCCCGCCGGCAGCCTTGCGGAATTCGTGGACGCTGGCGCCGCGGTTCGCCCCGAAGTGTGTCTCGCACAGGTCGCGCGCCTCTGATTTACTGCCGCGCCAGTCCGGCGCCGCGAAGACGTGCCGCGAGCTCGGATTCAGCCTCGATTTGCACATTCCCCAATCCAGCCAGCCAGCCTCAGCGAGCGCGTGCTGCAGGGCCTGCTGAGTCAAGCGCACTGACGGCGGGGCATGGGTCTGCAGGCGGTCGACCATAAGCGCCCACGGGCCGGAAATCACGCCCCAGCGGAATTCTTCGACACGCTTTTCAATGCGGTCGATGATCCACGATTCTGTGTGCGAGCGGGTCGAGGACACCATGATCTGCTTTGCCGGCGTCCAAGGCGGCGTAGCGCCAGGCTGAAACCGCGACACGTCCCGCTCGCGCAGGTAGCGCGCGCCGGCCTCCAAGCCGCCAGCATTGAACCACGCCCACAGCGAACGCGATTCGCTTTCTTCCATGCGCTGCGCATGGGTCCAGATCACGAACCACCGGCGGTCATCGCTCGGAATAGCGATAGCGTCGCGGTAGTTCGTCATGGCCAGCACGAGGGCCTGATTCACCACCTGTATGTGGTGTGCGTTTTTGCGCTGCACCGTCAGTAGCTCAGGAGGCGCCGCGAGTATCGGTTTGAGCTTGTTCTCCAGCGCTCGCCTATCGGTAGCCTCTGACTGGCGCAGTTCGTTAAAGATAATGACCTCGTTTTCGAGGTAATACCCCCACGGCTGCGACAGTTCCGCCGGATCCACTGACACGCAATTCTGTTTTGTCTGGCCGCCGATGGCGTAGAGGAGCGGCGCGATCATGCTGTCTTTGCCGGCGCCAGGAACCCCGCCGATAAGCAGCGCATGATTTATTTTTGTGCCGGGGTTCTGAACCTTATAAGCGAATGCGTCCAGCATGTGATTCCGTTCCTCGGCCTCGGGAACGAGTTTCTCGACGTGCGCCAGCCACGGACCGGGGTCGCCTGCGTCCTCGATAACAGGCCGGCCGTCACGCCACTTGTTCCCGTAGGCTTGCCCGACGTGCTCGACCAGCACAGTGCGGCCGGGAGCGTAGGTCACGCCGCTGATAATTTTGGCGTTCATCGCGTGGCGGTTCTCGTCGAAACTGACGGACGCCTCAATCCTGCGGGCCGCCCCCGATGACTGAGAATGTATCGAATTGCAGCGAACGTGCCGGTAAAGCGCGTTAAAAGCGTTGCGGCCGATCTCGCTTCGCTCAACGAGGTCGAAAAAAGAGTCGTCCGCGATCACGTAGGCGTACCGGGAAAACCAGTCCGACGGCTGCAGTGAGGACGCATCGCGGTCATTGACGGCCTGCTCTGCGGTTTTCTCGCCTGCCGGCTGCTGTGCCGGCCGCGGTTTCGATGCCGGCGGTGGCGCAGGCGGCGGAGGCGGCGGGACGTCCAGCAGCGACACGCGCGGCAGGAGCCAGGCTCGCGCCTCGGTCCAGGTGCGAAAGTCCGCGTCGGCCGCGTCCCAGCCGTCAGGCTGACCCGTCGGGTTG